ACCTTGGTATAAATAACAGGGCAGTCCATTTACGCAGAAGGTGGATTGAAAAAGAATACAACATGACCCTCAATGCGAAAGACCATCGAGGTGATCTGTATAACAAAAACAGACCCAAGTCTTTCTCCCCTTTAAAGCAAGTAGAACTTGGCATCCTAGATGGCACTGTCATAGTCTTCTCAGATGCTCACTTCATACCTGGTCAACGAACAACAGCATTTAAAGGGCTTTTATGGGCTATCCAAGAGTTCAAACCCAAAGCTATTATCTGTAACGGGGATGCGTTTGATGGGGCTTCTATCTCTCGCCATGACGTAACTGAACAACCAGCGACTACTGTTATTCAAGAACTAAAGGCTTGTCAGGGTGCGCTTAACGAAATAGAGGAGATTGCAAAGTCTGTCCGACATAATGTAAAGCTCCTGTTTACATGGGGCAATCACGATGTTAGGTTTGGCAATCGTTTAGCGCAACACGCACCACAGTTTAAAGATGTTATTGGCTTTAAACTAACAGACCATTTCCTTGATTGGGAGTTTTGTTGGGCAGTGTGGCCTACCGAACAATGTATTATCAAACACCGATACAAGGGTGGTGTTCATGCCACTCACAACAACACTATCAATGCGGGTGTTAGTATTGTGACGGGTCATCTACATTCCTTAAAGGTCACGCCATTTGCTGACTATAACGGCAATCGTTTTGGGGTAGATACAGGCACTTTGGCTGAGACAGATGGCCCACAATTTACTTATGCCGAGATAAATCCTGCTAATCACAGATCAGGTTTTGCCGTGTTAAACTTCTTCAATGGTCAGCTTTTATGGCCTGAACTCGTCCATAAATTTGATGAGAATCAGATTGAGTTTAGGGGCGAAGTAATTGATGTAGGTGCGTTTTGAGTGCCTGGTTGATTGCTTTGACAGGCTTGATCTACGCTTACATAGCGGTAGAGCAGTTTTTGAAGGGTAACCCGCACATGGCGATTGTCTATGCAGGTTACGCAAGCTCAAATATCGGTCTTTACCTGTTGGCAAAATAGCCTACAGTGGTTCTTCAGAATCTAAAGAGAAATCTACATCTTCATCTTCATCTTCATCTGGTGGAATAGCCTCGTACTTTACCGCCCATCCATAAGCCTCTTGGAACATAACAAACTCTTGGAATATCTTTATGATGTCAAAGTCAGTGGTTTCAATAACCAACTTGTCGTTGAAAATCCCAAATTCCATTTCAAATTTCATAATTTTCTCCTTACGCAACCAATTGTTGCAATGACATACTAAATTTGGTATGTGTCAGCTATGTGTTCTCGCAGGGCAAGTTCTGCCTTGGTTGCAGTTCCCATGACAAGGTGGGCAGACTTTCATATTCCTTACAAAAGTAGCAAAACTCTGTGCTGTGTCACCAAAGGGTTTCATCTTGTCAAACTCTTGGGCTACTTCTTCAAGAGTATCGTTTCTGGTTTGGGTTTCGTTCATAAGTGACTCCAGACTAGCCAACTGACCCATGACCAAAATAGAACTAAACACAAGAAAAATGTTAAGTAAACTGTTCTTGTACTCATCTCACCCTCCTTAACGGGAACTCTTGAGGCTTCTCAGGCGGTGGTGGCAGCATCTTCTCGCTTGGTGGAGTCCATCCATGCTTTCTCCAAAGTGCCTGGACATCCGATCCTGTAGACCATTTAAATTCTTTGTTTGCTACTGAAGGGTAACTAATCTTTGAATAAGGTGGTTTTTCTAACATTATTTCGCTTTCATCACTCGTTGATTTCTGCCAAATTTGCCACGTTTGACACCCGTTACTTCAATTAAATCCTTGTCTAACAAAGCACGATACCTTGCTGTTATTGAGGAATATGGGTAGTTTGGATACATCTCTAGTATCTCGTCTGATATACACCCGTCAGGAAAGCCCTTTATAGCCTCGTAGACAAGACTTTCTAGCTTGGTGGTATCAACTGCTTGAGCCGCCTGATGGCTCGTTGTAGGGTCTTCTTTGCGTACCAACTTAAATGCTGGTGAGCCAAAGAATTTCTCTACTGCACCACCAAACCATGTTTTATCTAATGTCATCATTAACTCCTATTGGGTGAGGGGAAAACTGCTCGTCTGCAAGCTAGGAAAATCCTTTGCACAGCTCTCCCCTCGGGTTTATATTAACTCAAAAAGGCAAATCTTCATCTTCAAAACTAGCCTTCTTAGGGGCTTGTTTGGGCTGATAGTCTTCTTTGGGTGATACCGCTAACCCCATGAATTTGCCCGACTTGCCCTCTTTAATCCATGCAGATAGCCAGTAATCCTGACCACCCACTGTGATATTTCCTTTGTAATCAGGGTGTTTCTCTGACTCTTTTTTGTCGTTCTTGAACAAAACGCCACTGTTATCTTTCTTTTCCATCACATTTCCTTCGCTTTCTTTAATGCGGAACGCACTTTACTGGGAAGCAGAGTCCAAAGAGCGATCTTCTGTTCGCTATCTAGGTTCTCTGATTCCAACTTATCCCAAGCTGCCTTGGGGTCACCTTGCTCACAGGTAGCAATCAATTCAACTGCCATCTCTTGCAAGTACTGTAATTCCTCTGGAGGAATATTATCTTGTGCGCCCTGAGTCGGGCTAATGATGACCTTATCTTCCTTCAAGGGGGCAGAAGAGTCTAGGGCATCATGCTCAACAATCTCCATAGCTGATACCCATAGGTATCTTCTAGTGTACGTTTCTACAGCCCCTAGGTTTTGAATTGGATGGCAACCTTTAAGGTTTGCTTCTGCCATAGGGCTTGTCAGAACGATCTCTGAGCCGTCTTCTGTGTCTGTGATAGTCAGACTAGCCAACTCTTTGCCAAACGACACCACACCACACAACCCAGTCTTATAGAAGATTGAGTTGATTGTTGGCAGAAAGTCACCTAATTCAAAGTACGAATACCCTGCAAATTTGTTGTGACCCGACTTTTTAAGTGGAGCGTGTTGCAAGAGTAACCTTGCCTCCATCAACTTTTTATGTACCGAACCCATATTCACTCCTTTAAAGATATTTATCTAACTCTTGATTGATGATTTGTTGCTGCTGAGAGACTGTTAAATCTTTGAACTCAACATAGTGACTGTATTCGCAACAGTCTGGTGTTTTTATTGTCAAACAATGTCCACAATATTGAATATCTGAGAAATGTTCAGAATACTGTTCAAATAGTGTTTTCATTAGTGGAAACTCTCGTAAGCCATTGTCCACAGAACATCACCCGCCAGATCGGTGAGCTTATTCAACTCATCTTCTGTCAATGGTGTTCCATCTTCATAGCATCCACCTGAAAAGTAGGCATCAGAGAAGTCTGGAAAGTCTGTTCTATCTACTCCATCTACTTCTAGGTCTACAACCTTTTTTCCATTAAGAATCGGCATAATTTACTCCTGTTAAGCGTGGGTTACTGTTTGCCCACACCCATAATGTGCCACATAGATTCCTGAATTTACATAGGGGTTTTCCCTAATTTACGCAACTTTTTTTTATGCTAATCTAAAAAGACTTGTCCTATTAGTAAATAGCCCTCTGCCCTCCCTTTCCCTTCTCTTCCCTCTTATGAACATCGAAAAAATTGAACTCCAATGTGCTGAAACCTTGCTTGCTTATGCAGAGACAATGGCTGACGCTTACACCAACCAACCAGAGGACACAGAGGCTACTTTGACCGCTTTAATTGGCAGAACACTAGAACTACACCTAAACCGCAAAATCAACCTGGAGAACCTTTACAAATGACACAAGAATCAGTAATTAGGGCATTACAAAACGGCCCACTTACATCCTACCAACTAGAGGACTTAACTGGCATACCAAGACTATCAATTGCTGCTTGTTGCACCAAGATGAGTTACAAGAAGAAATTAAAAATTGGCAAAATTAAGTTAGGTCGGTCATGGGTTTCTCAGTACACGTTAGAGCCACACATGATTGAGGCTGAAAAGGTTGAAGAACCCCGTGATCTGCTAAACCCGTTTGACATCAGGAACGCTAAAGGCATCTTCACTAAGGCTGAATATGCTTCTATGAACGCCCAAGCTATTCGTTTGTTTGGCAGAAAACCAACAAATGAAATCACCAACAATCAATTTATTTGAGTTTACAAAGTAGAATAAGTTTGATATTATGGAATCCAGCTAGGTCGGGAGTTGCTACCCAACCGAAAAGAGTTAACCCTTCTCCTGCTGGCAATTCCTTCAAAGGGTGGTTAAAAAAGCGGAATATATGCACTACTACCAGTTTCACATTGGTGACTACAAAAGTCACACCCACCACCTTTCTTTGTTGGAAGATTTGGCTTACAGACGTTTGCTAGACTTCTACTTTTTGCATGAGAAACCCATAAAGCACAGGGATGTTGCTCGTCAGATCGGTATGCGTGAGCATGAAGAAGACGTAATGACTGTCCTCAATGAGTTCTTCATTTCAACAGAAGATGGCTTTGTTTCTCCTCGTGCAGACAAGGAAATCAAGCAATATAAAGAGTTTGGTGAAGCGGGTAAACGTGGGGCGGCTAAGAGGTGGGGAACACCCCCCAATGGGGAGGCTATTAGCCCCCCTAATGCTACCCCAATAGCAACCATTAACCAAGAACCAATAACCATAAACCATAAACCAAAGAGAGAGAGCGCAACTAGCGTTGCTTGCCCACCAGATGTTTCTCAACAAATTTGGGGTGATTGGGTAGCCTTGCGTAAAAGCAAGAAAGCACCGATCACCCAAACTGTTTTGAATGGTGCTATTGCTGAAGCAAAGATACTTGGTTGGCCTTTGGAGAAGTTTTTGGCTGAATGGTGTAGTCGTGGCAGCCAAGGTTTAAAAGCAGAGTGGATTGTTAAGCCAAACCCTGCCGACAAAGTGAGGCTCACTGTTCCTCCATCAAATGAGCCTGACCCTGCTTTGCTGAAGATTGCAGAGGATGCGAAAAAAGCAGCACCTATTCCGCTAGAAACATTGGCTAGGATGGCTCAAATAAGGGGAAGAGCATGATCCACTATCACGGCTTGCCAATAACTCCTGCCACAGTAGCTGTTAAAGCAATTGAAAATGGTCATGCGTTTGTTTCGTTTGCTCATTCTGACCAGCTTTCTATAGCAATTGAGGTGTGTCAGTCTTTTGCCATAGACAATGGGGCATTCTCTGCCTGGCGATCTGGCAATCCAATCCAAGATTGGCAACCTTTCTACGATTGGTCACTTAATCTAAAGAAAGTACCTTCTTGCGACTTTGCAGTAATTCCTGACGTTATTGATGGGACTGAAGCAGACAACGATGCTTTGCTGAAAGATTGTCCGCTGCCGACATGGTTTGGCGCACCAGTTTGGCATATGCATGAATCTTTAGAGAGACTTGAACAACTTGCAAATACCTATGTGCGGGTCTGCATTGGTAGTTCTGGGGAGTTTTCTACAGTAGGAACATCCAACTGGTGGGTCAAGATGGGGCAAGCCATGAGAGTTATTTGTGATGACATGGGAAGACCTGCTTGCAAACTGCATGGTTTGAGGATGCTAGACCCTGCAATCTTTACCAAATTACCATTTTCATCAGCAGACAGTACCAATATTGGCAGAAATGTTGGCATTGATGTTCATTGGAAGCATGGGAATTATCTCCCGCCAACCAAAGAAGCCAGAGCGCAAGTCATGCGTTCTAGGATCGAGGCATTTAATGCCCCTTCACAATGGAATTTTTATCAACCAATGGAACAGGAAACACTTTTATGATTTTTGCTTTAATTGCATATGCTGTGGCAATGGTTGCCGCAAACCTTTTAGTGGCTACATTTGGGCCAGTAATCAGCCCAATAAACGCATTTTTACTGATTGGCTTAGACCTTACATTGCGTGATTGGCTTCATGTTCGCCTCAAAACATGGCAAATGGGAGGCTTGATATTGGGAACAGGTGCTTTGACCTATTTGCTAAACCCTGCGGCAGGAATGATTGCGGTAGCTTCTGCGGTGTCATTCTTAGTGGCGGCTTTGGTAGATTGGGCAGTTTTTGTAAAAACCACAGGCTCATGGATTAAACGAGCAAATGTTTCAAATACTGCTGGCGCTGCCGTTGACTCTCTGTTGTTTCCGACTATTGCATTTGGTGCTTTGATGCCTGAAATTGTGGCACTTCAGTTTGTAGCCAAGGTATCTGGTGGTGCTATTTGGTCTTATGTTTTAGAAAAGAAGCTAAAGCATGAACTACTTTGAAGCCATGAGACTACTAGACAAGGTGCGTGAAGGCGTACCATTTCCGATACACCTGATAAACCAAGCCTTAGAGCTTACTGGCGACTTGGACTAGGGTATACACCTATGGCATACAGTAGAAAAAACATCTCTAATGCAGGAGACAGAGTTGTTTTAGAGAAAGCCGAAGCAAGGGAAATATACCGAACTTGGCAATCTCTGAGAGACAATGATTTTGTTCGTGCCAGGCTTGAGCGTTGCGAAAAGGTCTATGGATCAGGAGCAAGAGATCGAGTCAGGTTTTATATGCGTCAAATGAAAGAAGGACAAATTGAATGAGTTGGCA